GTAAACGCACCCGCTGCGGCTGCATAAATTACAATTTGACGAATGCGCGAACGGGCAGGACCAAGAACAGCCGCAGAAGTTCCCTGCGCCCAATTATATGCCTTTACTGGACCAGCCATGAGTTATCTCCTTTTAGGCGTTGTTAATGCCTTGGATATACTCAACCGTCACATAACCTGCACCAGATGAACCTGCTGAAAAATCTATAAAGATTGGAAGATCAGAGGTTCCAATGTCTGCCCAAGTGTCAGCGTCTGTAATTGTACCGTCAGACCCATGATGAATCACGTTTGCAGCAGTTCCTGCTGCTAGTGCAGTAAATAATTCAGTAGACGTTGAAGACGTTCCCATACTGATGTTTGCTGCAGCCGTTGCCGTTGTGATGTAAATGATAATTTCTGTGATCTGACTATTTGCAGGAATTACAATACCTGTATCAGCAGCAGTAGTAGATTGTGTCCAAGACGCTGTTTGCGCCATTTTTACAAAACCAACGTTTGCTTTATCAGAACCTACAGTAGTTCCTGTAGTATCCTTGATGGTTCCGGCCTTAATTGGACCTGAAAAAGTTGTAGTAGCCATATCTATCTCCTGTCGTGGCTAGTGTCAGCCGCACCATGCGACTGTCAGGGATAAACTAACAATAACACAAATAGCTCAAAAAGAAAGAGGCGACTAAAAGCCGCCTCTAAAGTATGGAGCCAAAGACATGAACATGTCTTTACCTATTATAACACAATTTACGCGCCCGGAGAACCGAAAACACAACGTGGGTCAGAAAACCCAAAGCTGTAACGCTCACGCGCCTTAAAGCGCATGTTTCCTGTGTCAAAATCCGCTTCCATGTTTGTGCGCATTGGTGAACGCTCAAAATGCTTGAAGCCGTTAGGTGCGTCAGTCTTAATGAAGAACGCATCTGGGTCGGTCAAGAAGTGGTTAACAGTGTAACCCTCTGGAAGCATACCCATGTTACGGATTGCGTTGATATCATTGTCTGCCGTGCCGACACGTAGAGTTGATTCCAACAAACGATCTGCAACGAATTGCAATTGTGGTGGAATAATCATTTTAGTGCCGCGCAGAGCAATGATCATGTTGCGTTCGTCAACGAATGTTGAGATGTCAATAAGAGCATTCTCAAGTGATGTTTCGTTGAGGTCCGCAGCAGTTGACGGTTCATTGCGGAATGTGCCGCCGCCAGCCAATGGGTGGTCGGTTGCACAAAGCTCTTTACCGTCACCGCCTGTGAAGCTTGAATTGAACGCATTGTTCAATGTAGCTGCGGCTTTGACCTGCTTTGTGTGCGCCATCGAACGAGCCAACGCTCTTGTATAACGTGCGCCAAGGCGGTCATACAAGTTGTCTTCGACAGCTTCTTCGGTTAGTGCGAATGCAAGCGCAACTGTTTCGTGTGTATAACGAGCAGTATATGCTTCATTTGCATTGTCAAACTGGACACCAGATCCTTCGTTTTTAGTCGGAGCATTTCCGAATCCGACCAGCATAACCTCTTCTTCGAATGCACGGTCAGAAGATTCCGTGTCGTAGATTTCCGCATGCTGATTTTCATAGCGGTCATACTCAATACCGAACAAAGCATTAAGGCCCGGCTCTAGTTCTTTAACGAGTTGTGAACGTGAAATTGCCATGAGTCACTCCTCTCCTTACGCCAGACCTGCAGTGCCAGCACTGAACAGGTGGTTGTTAATTTTGACAATCACGTTAGTGTTTGCCGACGAAACATCGCTGTTCTCAGGATCTTGAGAAATATCAATGGCTTTCAACGGCAATGTTGCTGTTGTTGCGCCAGTTGTTACGTCCAATTCCATGCGAGAACCACCAGAAGTGGTGTCACCTACAGGTGAATTGTCAACGATGTCGAAATTACCCGCAAGATCAGCTACAGGGAATGCAGCGTCTGCTTGAACTTCGAATGTTGCATTTGGATCATCAATTACGTCTGCAATGATGTCCGCTGCAGCCACACTACCGGGATAGTAGTTTGACCAAGTTGGTTTGCCTGTCGTCGGGTCTGTATAGTTACAGCCATTAAACACGCCAAGAATCAGCCCTGAACCACCAGCAGCAACACGCTCAATGCCACCACCAGTTACCATTGAAACTAGGTCGCCTTGGTAAATAGCAGTCGCGTAGCCTGAAGCAATGCGATAACGGTTCTGTTGTTGAGAACTAATACTTGTACGTGACGGACGAAGGCCAAAAGGTGCGTCTATATTCGCCATCCTTATTCTCCATCAGGTTTAGGTCGTGAGCCGAAACTCACAGTTGTTTTGCGTTGCGGTGCCAATTTAGGCATCGCGGGGTTATTTTCGCGCATCCAATCACGATCAACAGCTTCCATTTGGTTATTAGTAACCCCTTGGTAGTGCTGATTGCGTTGTTCTGCCAACTCGACGGGGATTCGAGCAAGTACTAGACCGCCAACACCAATGATGCCTGCGTTTCGCCCCTCGTCAACAACTGGACCTGCATAATCTGGATATTCCTCTGCACGAACGAGATCATATCCTTCTTGCCGCCGCTTATGGACGTTAGTTTTGTCGTCAAATTCCATCACAGATTCACGAATCCAGCGATGTTTGTACCCCAAAGGGGGTTCCGGTGCTTCCAAGGCCGTGCCGGGTCTCCAAACTCTGCGCTCTTGGCGCTCCCGCGTTTGTGTTTCGCGTGAAGTACGGTCAGCCATGTTAGTCTCTCCGATTTTCAAGTTTAGCTACTTGAGCAGCGTATTTATCCAAGGGAACACCTAATCTTTTAGCCAAGCGCACTTGACCAGCATTAAGCTCCACTTGCTTTTTCCGTCCGCTTTTTAAGGAACGATTTCCGCTCCCTGCAGGTGTGACAGACTGGACGCTTTTCTTGTCACCCTGAAACTTATGAGGCATTTCTTTGCGCATACGCTTATCAATCTCCGCATAATATTCGTCTGAAGTCGGATCATAACCCTCTTCCGCAACGAGCGTTTCGTGAATAGCACGAGCCGCACTTTGCATAATTTTATCTTCTTGAAACCATTTGTTCTTTTTTAACCAATTAGCCAATTTAGGATCTTGTTGCTGTGGTTGCGGCCTTGGCTGCTGTTGTTGTCTCATTTGTGCTTGCGCTTGTGCTTGCGCTTGCTGTGCTGCAGCTTGAGATCTTTGCTTTTGAACGCGAATGCGTTCTTTTTCAATAGCAATTTGAGAAATTGCCTGTTGAGCATCTGCTACTTTATCATAATCCCCAGCTTCATATGCTTCTGCTAAAGCACGTTTTGCTTGAGCCTCTTGAGAAGAAATACGGCCCTCATATTCAGACATATAACCAGTGTTAACAGTCGATAAACGATTTTTATATTCTTCATTTTGCGCTTGAACCTGCTGAATGTACTGAACTGCGGCTGCAGCTTCTTCTTCTGCCTGTCTGCGTTGCGCAGTTAATTTTCGAATACGGCGCTGAACATTTTCACTATATTCGTCTAGTTCTTCATCATCGTCGTAATCATCACGAACATTTGTTCGGGTTTCTTTAACCTCATCGGTAACGTCTACAGCATTACCGATATACGCTTCAGAACCAGAAAACTCATCAGAGTCATCATCAAACTCTACAGATGTTGTTTCTTCAAATTCTTGATCTTCAGCTTCAGCCTGCATGAAACCTGTCTCCTTTGTTTGCACTATACATATGAAATGTCTTTCGGGTCAAGGATCGTGGCTATAATATTATCGTCATTTATAATACGAACCTCAAGTCCTTCCACTTTAAACCTATTTCCAGCATAACGTCCTATAAGAACCCAATCTTTTTCAGAACACCACGGTCCTGTTGGGAATTTTTGGGAGTCTTGGTATGCGTCTGGCCCTAGTTTAACAACATACGCCGCGACTGTGGCAAACGCCTCACGATCACGAACCGCGTCTGGAACATATACACCGCCCTTAGTTTTTTCACTTGGATAATATGGTATAATAAGCATTCTATACCCAGTAGGCTGCGGTAATCGCTCTAATGCCGAAGTTTCCATTTGCGATGGGTCATTTTCATTTTTGCTTTCAGGTGCATCTTTTCCAAAAGCTGTTTTTACAGGCTTTGGAAGATCTTCCATACCTGCTGGTTTATTTGCTTTTCGTGCCACATGCTCTGGCACGTATAGTTTTTTAGTCATCTGCATACTCAATAGATTTCATTGCTGATCGGATTTCATCTTCCATGAACGTCAAGCCTTTAATTTGCCCAACGGCAAACCTGTACTCCTCAAAAGAGCCAATATTACCCGTACCCAAAGACACCTGTATGTCTTCACGTCGTTGACGTAACTTATTGTAGAGGTATTCAGCTAGATGTAGTGCGTCCATGTGTGTCTCCCACTAGAACTTTATACGATCTATCGGAAAACACAAGTATTTATCCCACAGGTTTAGAAAATACCCTCAAATCTCTGGGGTCTAGCGATTCTGCTAAACCTGCTAATCACCCCACCGTCAGCTTTTTTTACTGGCTTTCTTTTTGGCTGGAGCTTTTTTCTTTGCAGGGGCTTTTTGG